TCTTACTTTTCTCAATTTAGAGTTGACTTCGGTAACAACAGTAATAACGTAGGTATTAATGTAGATACGTTAGAAACTAATGAGGGCTTAGTAGTATTAGTAAAATTATATTCCCCCTTATTAGACACAGTTTCTATAAAGGATAGTTTAACCATACAGGAAATAGTTAGCGATAGCTTACTATACGAAATTACAGCTATCCCTTTTGTAGATACATTAGAAATACCATATATAAAAGGTCCTAACTTTTCTCTTGAGGAAGTAGATAAAGTAAATGAACCCACACAATTTTTAAACTATAACGAATTATTTTCATATCCAGTTTCCGGTTCATATTATGAACTCTTCTCTCTCTTTAATAACGCTGGAGCAGAAATTGCTATTAATCATGAAGATTACGCTGACTTTATACATTTCTCTTCTGCCGAAGAAAGATTGCGTAACTTCCAATATAAGCTTCAGCTACTAGAAAGCTATGAAACTTCGTTAAATACAATATCAGCATCAAATGCCACTGGAAACGGAAATTCAATCCAAACTGAAGTCTCCGGCAGTAACACATACTACGAAGGTTTAATTAGAGGGTTAGTAGATAATTTTGACCATTACGATAGATACCTTTATTATTCATCAGGATCAGAAGCATGGCCCAAGAGTACCTCAAAACGACCTTATGACAACTACTCTACAACCTCTTCAACAAGTATAACTTGGTTTAATCAGCAACTAGTAACAGCATCAAACTTTGATGTAAGTAACTTTGATTTATTAGCTAACTCTATTCCTACCTTTATAAGAGAAGGAAAAGAAAACGAACCGTACTTGATGTTTATTCATATGATTGCTCAACATTTTGACAATTTATGGATATACTTTAAAGCAGTAGGGGATAAGTATGATGCTGATAACAGACTTAATTTTGGAGTCAGTAAAGATATAGTTAGGGAGGTAGTAGAATCATTTGGTATAAACTTATATAATAGTAATCAAAACGCTGACAATTTATTCTCTATGTTTCTAGGTGCTACACCTGAAACTGGAAGTGAGAATATTAATACAATGTCTATAGCAACATCTGCATCCTTCAATAATGGATCAACAGATTTAGAATACTTACAACCAGTCCCTAAGAGCGATTATGAAAAGGAAGTATATAAGCGAATATACCATAACTTACCCCACTTAGTAAAAACTAAAGGTACTGAAAGAGGGTTAAGAGCATTAATAAATTGCTTCGGTATACCGGAAAGTATATTAAGCATTAAGACATTTGGAGGTTCATTAATAGACGAACCAATGTTCGGAGCTAATAATCCACATACCTCTAGTTTATATATTTCAAACAGTGTAAATTATAGAAGCGGCTCTACAAAGATAAGAACAGACAATACAGGGAGCTATACCTCAGGAAGTACTCTATCTCAGTTCGTATCTATAGAGCAGAGAAATAAAATATATACTGACGATACCCATAATGTAGAGGTTGGATTTGATATTTCTCATGGTACTAATGAACATATTATTCGTAAGATATCTAGTAGCTACGACATCGATTCTTATATTGGAGATCCAAGAAGAAGGTATGAAGAGGGCTACCCTGAATTAGATGCTCTAAGAGAAAAAGTAATCAATGACGGAATCGATTGGGACGACATTACTAACCGATGGGAATCAGGCTCTTGGGCTTGGGAAGATGAATTAGCATTTACTAAGTCTCCTAAGTCTTTTGTTAGACTATTAAAGTTTTTTGACAGTTCTATCTTTAAGATTATTAAGGACTTCGTTCCTGCAAGAGGAAAGGTAGATACAGGTATAATAATCAAATCGAATAATTTAGGTAGAAGCAAAGCTAAACAAGTAGAGGTATCTTTTACAAATGAAATACATACAGCCTCAATACTAACCAACACAGTTACTGGAAGCATTGGTGGAATATATGACTCTTCTGGGAGCTTCGACTACACTACTAATTACAACGCACATGTAATGACCCCTCTTGGCCCTGCCAGTAGAAACATTACTGATGAATCTCCAATGTTTAACGGAGAATTAAGTGGCTCGTTAATAGTAGCTACGGATGGAGAAGTAGGAAGTAAGAATCCATTTCTTGATTTAGCACAACCATTAATTGAGTTAGATATTACAGTATTTAACTTCTCACTACCGCCTCCACCGGCCTGTGTTATTGCTCTTACAGGAAGCTATATAGGTGAAGCTTATACTATAGGTGTAGTTGATGAAGCAGATTACGACGAAACAGTTGCTATAACCTATCCATTAGCAGTTGCTAATATTACAAGTTCTTATAACTTTGCTCACGATTTCGACGTATATGAATTCTTTACTATTGAAGCAAACGCAACATATAGTGATACATACTATGACGGAACCTTCGGAGCATACGGTGCGAACTTTACAGGATGGTATGACAAGAATGATGGAACCGGTAATTTAATATCAACTAATAACCCACTTACTATTTATAGGTATACAGACGAACTGTACGGAAACGAGTTTTATGCTAAATTTGAAAATCATATCTAATGAATTTAGAAGAGTTTATTAATACAAATCCTAATTTTTATGGAAATGGAAATGCTAATTTATTTTATAGCTCTAGTATTTCCGGTTCAGACGATATACCTGTTGCTCCTTTTGTAATACAGGGACTTTCAATACCTAACACAGACCTAAATTCAAATAATTTAGTATCTCCTTTAAAAGAGGTAACAAAGTTTAAATTTGACTTTGGTGGATCAAGAATAGAAGCTACAATAACCGGTAGGCAGAAAAAAAATGACTATACATACTTTTCTATTGAACCTATAACAGTTGGAACATTACCAGATGAAAACACAGTCGGATCCAGAATTGAAGACGATTCAGAATTTGTATTTAATCCTTACTTTGAGAGCGGCTACTTTAATAACGATTATAATCCACTACAGGGTAATTCAACTTTACTTTTAAGAAATTCATCTACTATGGTAGTAGATAGACAAGCATCTCAAATTACACCCGGTAACTTAGATGCACTAATAGCAGGAACTGCAGAAAGAGCAGAAATAGTAGACAGTTTTAATACAACAGCAGGATTAATCTCAGGTAGACACGTAGGAAGCAAAACAACATCCGGAGGAGCAAAAGTAGACATATCAGCAGTATCTTCTTCGAAAGAGAGTTTTACAAGAGCAGTCATTGCAAATCAAGGTAAGAATATTGAACCAGCAGTAGTTTTTAAATCTTTTGAAGGAAGTGAACACCCTCAAGATGCAATTACTTCTACTATTAAAGGTTTAGCTGAAAGAGAAAAGATCAATATATTTTTTAAAGAATTTAGAGCAACTATTTCAGGTATACTACAGTACCCAAACTTCCCTGCTGTAGGAAGCACGGTATTTTTAAATAAAGAAGATTCAAAAGAATTAAGAAAAGCAGCAACAGCAAAAGTATATTCAATTCAAACTGACCAGGTATTTATTACAAATGAATCCGGATTGGTTACATCAATTGAGTAATAAACTATAATTAACATATATTTATATAAAACACAAATAATAAAATGGGATACTTAGACAATTCGATCGTCACGGTGGATGCGATCCTTACAAAAAAAGGTAGAGAACTGTTAGCTAGAGGGGACGGTTCTTTCAAAATCACTCAATTTGCATTAGCGGACGACGAGATAGATTACACCTTATACAATCCATCACATCCCTCAGGTTCTGCACTCTACGGAGAAGCTATCGAAAACATGCCGTTATTAGAAGCATTTCCTGATGAGACACAAATTATGAAGTATAAGCTTACTACACTACCAAGAGGTACATCAAAACTTCCGGTATTAGATTTAGGTGTTACTTCAATTACTTTAAGACAAGGAGCTTCAATAGCAATTACCCCTCAAACGTTAAACTATTTAGGAGCTACTTCTATTTTCGAAACACAAGGATACACAGCAACTATAGCTGATGTAAGAACGCTTAACACCTTTACAGCAGTTGGTATTAACACAGAAGACGCAACTAGGCTAAATGAATCAGTAACAATTGGTACGAATGTATCTAAGACAGTACTTGGTACATCTATTAACTTAGTAGCAACATCAGTTAATACTTTATTTGGATCAAATACTCAACTGCAGACAACTATCACCATTATAGGTAGAGGTTCCGGAGCAAGATTAACGATTCCAGTAAACATCACTAAAACTAACTAATTATGTCATATAAAAGATTTGATGCAGAAGATTTAGTAGTTAGTGCAGAGTCAGTAACTACTCCAGTATGGTCAGGTAATACTACAACTTTAAGTACATTTTTTACTTCGTCTACCCAGGTAGGTGGTACTTCGGCTGATTATTACTACGATATATACCAAACATCCTCTACAGATACTTCTGGTAGAGTTCAATTTAGTGTTGCATATGGAGATAAACACGGAAGTGGTTCTCTATATTACAATACATCTGTAGTAGGAAAGTCACCTTCTTCTACAATATACGGTCAGTACAGAAACCTAGTATTAGGTGATGAAGAATCTGACTTTACTTTCGGTACAGACACTTCTGAACATTTTTACGTTATAGCTATTGATAGAGCGAGATATAAAGAAAAGCTTCTACCAGGTAGTTTCACATTAGAAATGAAACAATCAGGATCAGGAGAACATTTATCATTAACTGATAATAGTAAAATTATAACAACCACTACATTTACAGATGCAGGTAGAGTTTATGACCTTGTAACAGGATCATTAGGTTCTCTTTCACCTGGTAAGAAAAACGATAGTGGTTATACAGACGGATCAGGTTCATACGGAAAACTTCTTCCAGATATTGGAATAATTTTATTAAACGGAAAAGCATTAGATGCTTCTGTTACAGCAGGAGGATTAAATTTAGGTATTAACAGATCAGCTAATACTGCATCTCTTAATAATAGAAAGCTGTATGACGTTCTGGACTTTAGCGGAAGCTTTAGAATTCAATCTGAAGAGACTATTACTTCTAACTTTGTATTCGTTAGAGCTAGAAATAGTGAATTTAATTACTCTACTAACCCGTCCCTTATAACAGGTTCAGGAGAATTGAGACATAACGTAATGATTAACACACCCCAAGCATTTGTTACATCTGTTGGGCTGTATAACGATAATAATGATTTGTTAGCAGTAGCTAAACTTTCTAGACCTTTAATGAAGGACTTTACAAAGGAAAGCTTAGTGCGAATCAAATTGGATTACTAGATAGATGAATGAGTGCATTCAAGAAACTAAACCGTCAAGATGTATATGTCACGGACTATACTGCTAAAAAACAGTGGTATGCTTCCGGGAGTACTCTTAATGATTATGGTCTAGAGGTTTTAAGAGGGTTTTCAGGTTCTACACCCGGTTACCCATACCCCCTAGATTATAGAAATAATAGATACCAGAAGTTAACCTTCGATAGTGTCTACCATAATTATTACAGCGGTAGCAATACTCTTGGAGTATTTTCAGGGTCTTACGATCTTTCACTTCAGACTACTTTAACTCTAACAGGTTCAAGAAGCAGCAGTAAAGAAGTAGGGGTAATATCTATTCCTAGAAGTGCATACGGTACTCATATAGAACCGGGCTCATTTGTTTTGAAAGCATTTTATGAAGACGGTAGAGGTGCAGCAACAAATGATGATAGGTATTGGATAGGAGATGGAGATTATGCAAGAGCAGATAATTTTGCAGATCAATATGTTGAGGATTTAGAACATTGGTACGGGACTATTCCTATCGACTTAGACGACTATATTAGTGATGAAGGAGATTATGTAATAGAAACAGGTAGTGAGTACTTAGTAAGAGATGAGAGTATTCTTTTTGAAAGACATGAAGTAGTAGACGATAAAGAAGGAAGATTAGTATTATCAGGATCAACTCTTTCTTACACTAAAAACCAAAGGGTAGTAGGAGATATAATTTATAACCAAGGACAGGTTATAATAACAGATGACATAGCAGCAAGATATTATTCAACTTATGCTCGACCTATTGTGCACTGGAAATCAAACCTACCTATTTATACATATAATGTTCACTGTACCGTTAAGGAGTCTGAGTTGAATTACTCTTTTAATCCTTCATCGTTAACAGGATCAGAAAATACAGTAAGAGATAATATCACAGGTAGTGAATTTAGACCTTACATAACAACCGTAGGGCTGTACAATGAAGCAGATGAGTTAATAGCAGTTGCTAAAACTAACAGACCTATACCAAAATCGGAAAATGTTGATATGACATTTGTCGTAAAAATAGATATATAATGGCAATAAACTTTAGAGCAGAGAAAGGACAAGCACTTACGTATTCAGAGTTAGACGTTAACTTTGGTTCGTACTTTAGATCAGCGTCAACAAACGGTCAAACGCTTACTTTATACTACCCTAGTAGTTCTCAAGTACCTGTTAATAGCGGATCAGTAGAAATTGCCCTAATAAAAGGATTACAGAACGCAGGTGTAAATAAAAGACTAACAGTATATTCTGGTTCTTCAGCTGTATCATCAAGCCAAGGATTAATTTTAGACGACAATCATAACTTAGGAATAGGAGTAGATGAAAGTTCTGACTTACCTTTATCTTACAAGTTAATGGTTTCAGGATCAATTAAAGCTTCAGGTACTGTAATACAGGGATCAGACATTAGATTAAAAGAAGATATACAGCCTATAGATAATGCCCTTAGTAGAATAGATAATATAGACGGAGTATACTTTACATATAAGGATACTAAAGAAAAGAGCATAGGTGTAATAGCACAAGATATTCAAAAAATTCTTCCAGAAGTTGTTTCTGAAGATAATAAAGGCTATCTTGGTGTTAATTATAGTGGTATAGTTCCTGTTTTAATAGAAGCAGTTCGAGAACAAAATAGTATAATTAAAGATCTTGAGGATAGAATCTCTGATTTAGAAAACAAATAAGATGCCAGATAGTAAAATTACATTAAGGTCGGTAACAGGAAGTGCTTTAACGCATGCACAGATGGATCAGAACTTTATGGAACTGTTCTATACTGCATCAAAAGTAAATTCCCGATTAAGATTATTCAGATCACAATCCGACGAGCCGTATGTTGAAATAGAATTACCAACTCCTAAAGCTAAGCAATATGCAATACAGCTTAAACAAGGTACAGGTAGTTTAGCACAAGAAATAGACTTTACAGGGTCGAATCAATTCATGTTTGATTACGATAACGATGTATTTACTATTACAGGTTCAACCTACCACCAAGGAGATATGGTTGTTGACGGTAGAATGACTGCTAAGGTATTTCAATCTCAAACTATTATATCATCTACATCTACAGGTTCAACCTCATTTGGTGACACTTCAGATGACTTTCATATAAGAACAGGTTCACATAGAGTATTAGGAGATTCTGATATCAACGGAGTATTAAGCATAACAGGCTGGTCAGATGTATCTTCATCATTAGGGCACCTATATAATTTTAGCTCTTCACTAGACAACTATTATGCCACCGATGCAGACTTAGAAGCATCTAGATCACTAGATAGCGGATCAGCACACAACGACAGAGTAGCAAGACATGCTCTTTTATCTAGCTCAGCTCATAGTCAAAGAAGCACACTCTACCAGTATAATTCTTCCTCTATAATTGAACTATCAGGATCCTCACATGTACAGAGAGTGCATATGCTTAACTCTATGTCATACCATGACAGTATAGTTTCACAATCAGCATCAGGTTCTCTAGCACAAATAAGTGCATCATCACATGCTCAAAGAGTAGCAATAAGCTCCTCTGCGCACACTGCATACCTTAAAAATACTACAGACACCTTTACAGGCACTCTAACTGTTGCAGGTGATATTGACTCTAATGATATAACAATAGATACATGGGGATCAGTTTCTGCTTCACTAGCATCAATTTCATCATCAGCAAGTGGGAGTCAACTTAATATAGCTAATAATGCTAACAATAGATTAGTAACTGCTCAAGGAACAGATTACTTAAATGCTGAATCAAATTTAACTTTTGACGGAACTCACTTAACTATTGGTGATACAGCAATAACTAATTACTCCCATACTACTCACGCTACTTTAGCATCTCTTATAGGTGGAACAAATTCAGGTTCCTTATTTGAAGCTTATACAGGTGGACACTTAGTAATGGGTATTAGAGATAACTCAACTGACGGACATGATAGTTTCGCAGTTGTATCTGGAGATGGCGGGTATTATTCCGGTAACCAGTATACTAAACTTGCCTTTAGAGTTTCCGGTTCAGGAGACACAACAGTAGGAGGAACTCTTACTACAGAAGGAAGTTTAGCAGTAACAGGAGACATTACCGCAACAGGGGATGTTACAGCATACCATTCTTCAGATGAAAGATTAAAAGATAATATTAAACTAATTCCATCGGCAATCGATAAACTATCTAAAATAGGAGGTTACTCTTTTGACTGGAATGATAACTCGAACAATACAGGCCATGACATTGGAGTAATTGCTCAAGAAATAGAACAAGTACTTCCTGAAATTGTCATTGAAAGAGACAATGGATACAAGGCAGTACGTTATGAAAAAATTGTCCCGTTATTAATTGAAGCTATTAAAGAGCAGCAGTTACAGATAGAGGAGCTAAAAAGCAAACTCTAGGGACTAACCTAATATGGAAAAAATGCCAACACAACCTACTTGGACTCACCAAGGGAGGTTAATCACTGATATTTCAGATATGCCAGAAGGAACCTATGGGTTTATCTATGAGGTAGTTTATAAACCTGAGGATATTCGTTACATAGGTAAAAAAGTACTTTACTTTGAACGTAACAAACGTTTAGGAAAAAGAGCTTTAGAGGAGTTGAGATTAGAAAGAAAGGCTAAAGGAATAGGTGGTCGTACCCCCCTTAAACAAAAAGTAATAACAGAATCTGATTGGAGAGACTATTTTGGTTCCCAAAAAGAGATAGTAGCATTAGCAAAAAAAGATAAGACTCAGGATAATTGGGAGAAGAGAATACTTGAGTATGTTCCTAATAAAAAGCTATTAACCTATTATGAGACAAAGCACCTATTTATTAATAACGTATTAGAGGACGATTACAGTTCTCATATAAATGATAATATACTAGGTAAGTTTTACAGAAAAGACTTTAAATAATGAAACTGATAGAAATTTTAACAGAAGAGAATAGATATAACGCCGACGGTTACGACGAAGGTGATATCAAGCTCATGGGAGATATGATTCTTCCTACTGATAAAATGGTAGTATTGCAAGCAGAAGAAGATACGTATAACAGAGGACTATTAGTAACTAGTAATAAAGATAAAAGTTACGATGTAGCCTATTGGGCAGACGACAAAACTAAACCTTATCCTATAGGAATAGAAATAGACGGTAAGGAAGTATCAAAAGATGCTAAAATTATTAAGTTTATGTTTCACCCAGAAATGAAATAAATTATGATTAGACTAAAAGAAATTATCGGATACCCGTCTTTAAAGTACCACTTAGACAACAAGCTCTCATTACATGAGCATGTCTACCGTTATAACTCTGAAGCATTTATACAATTATTTAAAGAAGCAAGAGAAGCTCTTAGAGACGAAGCTATAGAGTTAGACGAGACTGATACAGAACTTTTAGAAACAACAGATATAGGAGAATATGCTGATTATAATGGAATGAGAGTTCCTTTAGATTTACCAATGGTATCTCCTAAATACAATCCTTTGTTCGAAATTGGAGCTTTAATCGATGAAATGATCGAAAATGAAGATACAATTGACGAAGCAGCTTCTATAGACGAAATGATTGACTATGAAATGGTCAAAGAATTAGTAGAGTCTATTGGGGGTAACATAAACATAGACAAATTTAAAAAAGCAGTCTCAATACAAAATGAAAATTTTGACCATAATGGTTTTGAAATGCTTAAAGCGTCAGTAGATTACATACCCGAAGCTGAATACAAAGGTAAAAAGGTTGCACTTAACAAACCTAAAAGAGGTGGAAGTAAAAAATTCTATGTCTACGTTAAGTCTAAGAAAGGAAATGTAAAAAAAGTATCTTTCGGTGACACTGGCCTTTCAGTTAAGTTTAAAAAGAAAGGTGCAAGAGCATCATTTGCTGCACGTCATAAATGTGCAACTAAGAAAGATAAAACAAAAGCAGGTTATTGGTCTTGTAATATAGGCCGTTATTGG